ATCGACTACTGGCGGTGCGGGCACGGCCAATCAAGGATATGCCGGTGGAAACCACCCTGCTGGATCAGGTAGTGCTGCCGCAGGCGGTGGAGGTGCTGGCGGCGTTGGTTTAGGCACAGTAAGTCAAACCATAGGTGGCGCAGGTGGAGCCGGTGTTTCTAATGCTTTAACTGGCACAGGAATATATTATTCCGCAGGTGGTGGTGGCGCTGGTGGATATGACCCGCCGACTGCTGGTGCAAACGGTACAGGATGGGCAGCAACCGCAAATCGTGGGCATGGCGCAAGTAAAGACACGACAGCAGGTTCGTCAGGCGTTGTTGTCATTAAAATTCCTGACACCTATACAGCAACCTTCTCCGGTGGCGTGACGCAAACCTCTACTACTGGCGGTGGGTTCAAGATATATACTATTACTGCAACATCAACTACATCAGAAACTGTTTCGTTCGCATAAGGAAAATTATGGCACATTTTGCAAAACTTGATTCAAACAATGTAGTAACTTTTGTTACGGTTGGCCGTGATGAAGACAACGGTAAAGAAGCAGAACTGACTGCGCGTACCGGTGATGTTTACAAACAAACTTCTTATAACACTTACGGCGGTGTTCACTCTAATGGTGGTACACCGTTTCGTAAAAACTATGCAGGTATTGGTTACACATACGATGCACAGCGCGATGCATTTATTTCACCAAAACCATATGCATCTTGGGTGTTAAATGAAACTACCTGTCTATGGGAAGCACCAACTCCAATGCCAACTGGTAATGGACGTTATTATTGGGATGAAGCTACCACTTCTTGGATTGAGCAATCATGAAACTAATCAAGTTAACCAACGCAACTAAAGGTCGTATTGGTGAAAGTTTAATTTTAAACACCGAAGCAATGATATCATTCTTTGAAAGCACACAAGAAGATGGCACAAAAGTAACTGTGGCATTTGGTGTAAACAATAATTCATGGGAAGTTAAAGAAACAGTTGATGAAGTAATGACGCTTATTAACGCATAACGAGTGTAAAAATGTCAAAGCCAGCAACAAGAGCACAATTTAAAACATACTGTCTAAGAGAACTTGGTTTTCCCGTTATTGAAATTAACGTGGACGATGACCAGGTAGATGACCGTATTGATGAGGCACTTTCTTTCTGGAACGATTACCACTTTGATGGTCAACAGAAGATGTATATGAAACATCTGATTACTGCTGAAGATATTAATCGCCGCTGGATTTATTGCCCGGATGCGGTATCATTTGTAACTGGTGTGTTTCCATTTGACCAATCAAATGCGTCAGTTAATATGTTTGACTTGCGTTATCAGTTACGCTTGCATGACCTGTATGACTTTACTTCCGTTTCGTATGTCTCATATGAGATTACGATGCAGCACATTCGTACCTTAAACCTATTGTTCTCAGGTACACCACAGTTTAGATTCAATCGTCATCAGAACAAAGTGTTTCTTGATATTGATTGGGTAAGAGATGTTGTTCCTGGTAACTATGTAATTATTGAGTGTTATCGCAAATTGATTCCTGATACTGTCACATTAACAGGAACAATAACATACACAGCTTCTTCAAATACGGTTACTGGATACGGAACAATATTTGACCAAGAAGTTATGGAGAATGACTTCATCACATTAAATGGTGTTGATAATATACAAATTGCAACAATCAATTCACCAACATCAATTACAGTTCGTGGGCCTCTAGCTAATGCTGCATCAAATACAACTGCAACGATTGCAGGTAACTCTGATGTATGGAACGATAGATACCTTAAGAGATATGGTACCGCATTGATTAAAAGACAATGGGGTTCTAATCTGAAAAAATTTGCGGGCGTACAAATGCCAGGCGGTGTGACACTAAACGGTCAGCAAATATTTGATGAAGCTGTTGCTGAAATTAAAGAGTTAGAAGAAGAGATGTATGATATCTACGCATTGCCTAATGAAATTATGATGGTTTAATTTGGCTACTAATTTCTATTTCTATAACTTTCCAATAAATCAAATCACCAGCGAGCAATTGCTGGTGGAAGACCTTGTTATTGAGGCAATGAAAATCTATGGCATGGACATTTACTATATGCCGAGAAGCACTGGTGACCAGGTTGATATGCTGTATGGTGAAGATACACTAAAGCAATACACAGCAGCCTATCCACTTGAAATGTACCTTGAAGATGTTACAGGTATGGAAGGTGAAGGCGACTTCATGTCTAAGTTTGGTCTTGAGATTCGTGATGAGATGACATTTCTTGTATCTCGCCGTAGATTTGCCTTTACAGTAAATCAAGGCCGACCAAATGAAGGTGATTTGATTTATGTTCCAATGTTACAGAATTTCTTTGAGATTAGCTTTGTAGAACACGAAAACAATCAGGCAATGTATTACACACTAGGTCGTGGTCGTGGCGGTAATGTCTATGTGTATGCATTGAAATTGAAACAATGGGTATTCTCTAATGAACTTGTTCTTACTGGTAATGCAGAGATTGACGGTCAAATTAAAGACGCATACCCAAGAACACTTATATCACTAAGAGCAGGTGGTTCTGGAACTTATGTGCCTGATGAGATAGTATATCAAGGCGCAAATGTGGCAACTGCAACTGCCGTAGCAACTGTTCACAATTATGTTACCGGTTCTCAGTTGTATGTGTATCGTGTTACAGGTGCCTTTGCAGCCAACACAACCGTAAAAGGTAATACAAGTAATGCAATTTGGAATGTATCTACAACTTCCGATACTGCTACAATGGATAATTCATTCGAAGATGTTGTTGACAATAATAGAATAGAAGGTGAAGCAGATGATGTTATTGACTTCTCAGAACGCAACCCATTTGGTGAAGTTTAATGTTACATAACGCACACTTCTATAACAGAACTATCCGCAAAATTGTTGTTGGATTTGGTTCTATGTTTAATGACATTGTGTTAACTCGTTACTCAAAAGACGGGTTGACAGCACATGAAACAACAAAGGTACCATTGAACTATGGACCTAAAGAAAAGTATTTGGTTCGTATCAATAGTGATCCAACTCTGACAAAATCAATTGCAACTACTTTACCTAGAATGAGTTTCAATCTAGAAGGTATTTCATATGATACAGGTAGGAAACAACAGACAACATTACAGAATTTTGGTTTCAGTTCTGGTAGTTTTAAAACACAGTATGTACCAATTCCATACAACTTTGATTTCAGTTTATCAATCTATGTTCGTAACACGGAAGATGGTACACAGATACTAGAACAGATACTGCCTTACTTTACACCAGACTTTACTGTTACTATAGACTTCATCAAAGAAATGGATCAGGTCTATGATATGCCTGTTCTTTTAAATTCAGTATCACCTGAGGTTGACTATGAAGGTGAACTGTATAACACAAGAACTGTTATTTGGAATCTTACTTTCACCGCAAAGGCCTATATCTGGCCACCAGTTATTAATCCTTCTGGCGGCAAACTTATTCTTCAGGCAAACAGTAACATATATACTGATTCGACTAACTTAGATGCACAGAAGGTCTATGTAAACTTTGCAACAGGAACAGGTGTCTATACGACAGGTGAAGATGTTTTCGTTGACGCAAGAGGTGTTACAGGTAAGGTTTTATATTTCAGTAATACCTCAACTGGTGTTCTTGTTCTAACAGATTTGAACAAGAGAGTAGAAGTAAACGATTTGGTAACTGGTGTTTACTCAAATGCAACCTTTAAAATTTCTACAGTAGACAATTCACCAACAAAGGCTGTTGCAATTATTGTAACACCTAAACCATCAACTGCCAACGGAAATGGTCCGTATGGATTTGAAGAAACATTTACAGACTGGCCTAACACATTAATATGAGCAAGACAGATAAGAAGTTATCAGAAATCTTTGACCTGGATCCAATATCAACAACAATCGAACCTGTTCAAACTTCCGAATTGGTTACCGTTGAAGATGATGTTGTAGATTCTGATACTGATTATGCCCGTAAGAATATCAGAAATTTGATTGATAAAGGTAATGTTGCAGTAGATAACCTTCTGCAAGTTTCAAAAGAATCAGAACACCCTAGAGCTT